ACCACAACTACTTTGCCTATTTGACTTTGTCCAATTTTGCGTTTAGTTTCTTCTGAGTGCCGATAGTGTTTTCTTGACTCTAGTATTTTAGCTACAGTTTCTGGAGATATAATCCTTCCGTTCTTTTTAATAGTGGCGCTCATTTTTTGTTTTTGTTCCGCGGACATTGCTATACCCTTGTTTGGAGAAGGCCTTCCTAGGCAAGATTTGGATAATTTTTCTCTGGTTTCCTTGGATACAGTTTTGCCTTTGTGCATTTGGGATATTGCTTCTGCTACTTGTTTTTTAATAGACTCATATCTATGTGAATTTACTTTATATCGAGATTTATTTTTTGAGTGATCTCTATTAAGCATTGACCAAATTGCAAATGACATTTTTCTTTTATTAATCCCAATTAACATCTTTGGTAATAATAAATGACAAATGAAATGTTCTCTTGCAGTAAGTTTTACTAAATTAGATTGGTCGTTAGAGCCCCCTAAACTTTTTGGTATAATATGATGCGATTCGGTATAAATTTCTTTTGGCAAATCTCTTGACTTTGCCCGGTCAATGATGTTATAGTAACACTGTGAATACTTATTTTGTAAATACATGGCTGATAGTTCCTTATAAACTGTTAGAGTCAATGGATGTTGGTAGCATCGCGATTGGCACTTTTATTTATCCCATTAGGAGAATATTCTGCGGATCTTGACCCTTGACAATACACCATTTGATTTAGATCATCTTCCAGAAGAAGTGGATGATATGCGTTTTGCTATTTTTGATAATAGCGATCCTAAAGATCCAGACTATCATTATATTCCGTTAATCTTTTTAGAAAGTTTTACAGCACCTGCTTTAGTACTACGCATTGGTGAACACCGAATTAAGATGCCAGTGGACTGGCAAATCTTAATTGGAGAACCAGACTTAGGCGACCTGGAGGTACTGCCACTTACTAGTATTAATGATCGAGGTTTTAAGGCATTTCAATTTAATCCATTATCAAGTTTTCGTCCAAGTTTCCTTGATATTGAAATTATTGATGTATATCAAGAAGTTACATGGTATGCTCCTAAACTTAAAAATGGTCAGATGCTATGTGTGCCGTTAGGCGACGGTCCTAAACCCGACTGTGCATATTTTGTCAAGGACATTAGTCGTAATTGTGAAGTGGTAAATTATAATCTAGCTTGGTAATTAATGTCGGTAACAATTAATTTAATTTTTTGGGGTGATGAGTGGATTAATCGCGATAGCATAATAAAACAGTTATGTGATATCCCCATTGACGACCAGGTTATAATGCACACGCAACACGAAGGAATTAGTTTGCGAGCATCTGGGGTTTTAGAAGTAATTGATAAATGGGTATCTACCACCAATAGGTCGCCGGACACGGTATTAATTAACACACCAAATCACTATGAAAAAATAAATTATAAATTTGATAATAAATTATCGTTACATCCTCATTTTTTTAAACCAGGTCAGCTTGATTACTACCGAAATTATAGTCAATTGACTAAATTTGGTAAATTATTTGGATTATTTTTAGGTAGATATACCCAAGTAAGGAATATTATAGCCGCTGATATTATTGCTGACTATAGACAACATTTTTTAATTAGTATAATGCAAGGCGATCGATTAGAAGCTAGTCAATGGTGGAATTCTGAAATTGAAACAATTGGATCTCTGGACCACATGACAATTGATAATCAATATGATGGAAATCATAACACCAATCAGAGCTTATTAACATTTTACAATGATTTTCAAATTGAGTTAGTAGTGGAAACCGTGACACTAGGTGAAGCATTTTTTCCTACCGAAAAAACAATACGACCGATAATGGGTAGTAAACCATTTATAATATATGCATCCATGGATTTTTTAAAGAATATCCAGGAATTAGGATTTCGCACATTTTCAGAATTATGGTCAGAAGAGTATGATCAACTTGAAGGAATTCCACGGTGGAATTGTATAAAGTTATTAATTGCTAATATAATTGAGCAAGGATATGATTGCAATATTGCTAACGAGATAGTACAATATAATTATAACTACCTACAAAAAATAATAAGCGCAAATAAAATTAATAATGGATAAACTTAGTATACAAAACGAAATGACTCAGTTTGATCGTAAGAACAGGGATTTTTACGACAGTCTCACCGATGACGAACGCAAAAAATTCAGTAATTATCTTATGATACGCTGGGGCAGTTCGATACAAGGAAGTGCAGAATTACAAAACTACTACTTACAAAGCTCAAATCATTATGTCAACAAACGATTCTTTGATATTAATCGTCATCCTAAGTTACAATGGCTGTGTGCCACCGCAGTTAGTCCCGGACTAGGTACACACCGGCATCAATGGATTGCTCCTAAGAAAAAAGAAGCCGGAGCAAGTGGTGTTCGAAAACAAATTGCAGAACTATTTCCACACTTAAAAGATGATGAAGTAGAACTAATGGCCAAAATTAACACTAAAAAAGATATAGATGCGTACCTAAAAGCCAGTGGGCAAGAAGTTAAAAAATGAAATATACTTGTCAGTATTGTAAAAAGGACTTTATGAAAGAGTCCAGTCTTGCGGTTCATTCATGCGAACCTCGCCGCCGCCGCATGGAAAAAGACGAAGCCGGTGTACGCTTAGGCTTCTATTCATATATTAAATTTTACGAATTAACACAGGGATCTGCTAAGTTAAAAACCTATGACGACTTTTGTGACAGTCCTTATTACAAAGCCTTTGTAAAGTTTGGTCGTTATTGCGTAGATGTTAAGGCAATTAACCCAGCTAGATTTACTGAGTGGGTGTTAAAACAAAATAAAAAAATTGACCATTGGTGTAAAGATACAGTATACACAGAATATTTAACAGACTACTTGCGGGTAGAAAATGTAAATGATGCTCTAGCTCGTGCTATGGAGTTTAGTATTGACTGGAGTGAAAAATCAGGGCATCCGGCCGAGGATTGTCTACGCTACGGCAACACTAATGCTATGGTCTATGCTGTAACCGCAGGCAGAATTAGTCCTTGGATCATTTATAATAGCGAGTCTGGACAAAAGTTTTTAGCTGAGTTAGATGCTACGCAGATAGCCATGGTATGGTCTTATATTGATGCGGATTTTTGGATGAAGAAATTTAAAGACTACCCGGCAGACCAAGAATACTCTAAAGATATATTACAAAAGGCAGGCTGGTAATGAGTGCAGATATTGATATTGATTTAGCCGATAGAGATCAACTATTAAAATTTATTCAAGTAACGCCAGCTAGACAACAGCATCAAGGACAAATACGCCGCCATAACTCGGGTGTGTATGTTACTGATATCCCGTATGATCCTATTAATGCATGTGCTGCTATTGACTATGAAGAAGCCGAACAGCGTGGGTACTTTAAAATAGATTTATTAAACATGAGTGTGTATCAACTTATAAAAAGTCCAGAACATTATAAACAGATGTTAGCACAAGAGCCTGATTGGTCACGGGTGTGGACTGATATAGAGTGGACAAAACAACTAGTTCATATTGGAAATTATACAGATTTATTGCAGGCAATGAAGCCAGATTCAATTCCGAGAATGGCTGCTTTTATCAGTATTATTCGCCCTGGCAAAGCACATCTACAAAATCGTCCATGGGACGAAATATTTAAATCAGTGTGGGACGGTGATAATTCTAAAGGGTTTATATTCAAACATGCGCATGCTATTGGTTACGCAGCCTTGGTAGCATTACATATGAATTTGCTCAGTCCATCCGTCTAACTAACGTAATGCTCCTGCGTTTTGATTTTTTACGACCCATGTCGCTTAAACTACAAACTGGTCCGTGTAATATTTCTAGATCTTTGTTGACAAAAGTCCTAATATACGCTTTGAATGGATCCCATTCCGTTTTAAGGAATATGTTAATAGGTACACTACGGTTGCTTTCCCACCACCAGATATTAGCCAATTCTAGGAACTTTTTCTTAGAGTCTAACTCTTGTATGCTGCCAAAGTCATAGATAGTGGTGATTGTTTCGTCTCGATTTTGTATGATACCTAGATATTCTGTGGTGGCGTAAACACACAGCGTTATAAACGGGTACTTTTCGGCTAGTTGGGTAAAAACATCGTTATTCATATTATGGAATATTTATGGTTTGGATAGACCGTTAACGCTATAAATACTAATATGTATTCTACCCAAGCCTATATATACCAACAAATCACATCAGTATTACTGATAGATACTGGCGACGGAGAAACTTTCACTTATAGGTATAATCCTGTGTACGCTAAAAAACTAACTATTAACAAGGGAATTGATAATGTTTTATTATTTCAATTTATTAACCAAGAAGAAAAACCTGTAGATATCACAGGTAGTTCATTTATGTTCCGTGTAATCAATACTGAAGGCACAGAAATGATAATTGAACAGCCAATGGTCACGCTAAATGCTCCGTTAGGCCGTGCAAAAGTAACTTTGCCGGGCTCGGATCTACTGGATGTATTAGCACAGCCTGCAAATTATAGTATAACCCGTGCCAGTGGAAACCTCAATGAAGCAGTGTTTACTAATGCACAATCGGGTGCCCGTGCTCCGTTAGATAT